TACTCGGATGAACGTCAGTCTCGGATTCCACTTTAGCGTAGGGATCCACAGGACTTAACTGCATCCCCATCGGTGTGGACATTAGCAGGTAGCCAAGAGCATCTATAAAGTGATCATCCCTCTTCAGAGGCTGGTCTGGACGTTTCGGATCCCACCTATACGCCTGAAACTCCTCAACTGCTGGTTCAGTTTCCTTACAGTCAATGATGAAAAACTTTTTCTTACGTAAGTACTGGTGTATGGTGGAGATCTTAAGGGTTACGTCGTTCGATACTGACGGCATTAAGGTGATGCCCTCTTCAGCATACAGCATGGCAGGTGATTTTTTGTTAGGGCCTCTGTTACGCACAGCAGGGTCAGCCCAAACCACAGTCTGTTTTCTACTTTTTAGCCAATGTGAGACATCATCTATTTCAGCTTCGGCTCGATAATAAAGACCAGTCAGGTACACGTTGTTCGTTGCGGGATCTATACGTATGAGTGGTACTGCGGTTGGTACTGCTACGCCAAAGTCAAAGCCCGCTTCCTGAGGCCATGAGTACAGAGCCTCGAACGCTGGTATTACCACAGTCCTTCTGTCAAATTCGGAGAATATCTGACCTTGGAAAACCTCGAAGGACCCGTCAAGGAAACGCTTTACCCACGCTTCAGGGTGAGATTGAGATAACTCTTCGATGTATCCTTTAGGCAAGTACTTGCGGTTCACTTCTGTGGGTACGTTTACTCCCCAATGCAATTCTTTCTGTAAGTCAGTCCGGTTCGGGTCGAAGAAATGGCGATATACCCAGTCCCTACCACCAGAGTTAGTGGTGATTAGCCCTCTGTGTGGGCCTGCATAGCCTCTTAAGCGGGCACACAGCATTAAGTATGTGGATTCTGGTACTTCCTGACCGTCTGGTTCGTGTGCCTCATCTATCCAGAAGTAGTCAATGTCGAGTGAGCCTAAGGGACCAGGCTCGTCCAAGTGCATGAACAATATTTCAGAGTATACTCCAGGTTCTGGTGTCTTTAAGTACAGGTGCTTTTTTGTATCGTTCCAGTGTTCGATGATTTCACTTGGGCATATCTCGAAGAACCTTCGCTCTGTCGTCTCTTCCAAAGCCTTGGACGTAAGACGACCTATAACTCCCAGAGATCCTGGGAAGAACTGTGAGAACTTTATAGCCTCTCTTACGCCCAAGGTTGTCTTGCCAGCTCCGATGCCTGACACCATAGCCCGATACTTCGCAGGGTGTTGGTGCATCTGAGATTGATGTGGTAGGGGCTTGTACTCCCCCATCACTTTCGTCTTCTTCTTTATGAGGCTTATCTTTTTATTCGGACGGAACGCCACGCTTATCAGCCTCCCCTACCTCTTCTTGGGAGAACATTATGTTCACAGTACCCTCGGTTTTACCTTTAACATCTGCTTGGAGATCCATCCTGGTTCTGTCATGGTACTTCTCTGGACGGTTCGCTTTCAGCAGGGTTATAAGTAAGGAGTCAGACTTCTCTATAGCCCTCTGAACGGCCACATTTTCCAGACCGTCAATGAATTCCTCAAACACCCTGTCAACCTTTTCTGCGAACTGGGGGTATCTCTGGAGCCACTTGGTCATTTGACTCGGCCGGATTCCAACTCTACGTGATGCCACAGAAATTATCCCACAGTCTTTAAGCTCTATCAGGAAGTCTTTCTGGATCTCTCTGCGTTGCTCTTTGGTGGTATGCCCCATGCGTGGCTTGGACTTGCCCTTATTCTTCTCCAACTTCTTAAGGCGGATATCCTCTTCGGTTATGGTCCCCAGTTTGTTAATCTCCTTTATTCTCCTCGGGTTTGGCGATGCTTGTATGGGTTCCTCCTTCTTCAGTCTTGCCATTCTCAACCCTCCCCTTTAGCCGATTCTTTATGTCCCTGAGGCTGTTGAACACACAGTTCGTCAGGTGCGTTCCCTGGTGTTTAAACTCTACGATTGCTCTACCTCTAGGCCAAGTACTAACGACGAACTCCTCCGGATCTTTGGAATTGTTTATCTCCAACTTCCAATGGTATCCCAGGTATCTAATCTCCTTCAGCATCTTCTCCAAGCTCATATTAGTTGACCTCCTTCACTCTCGCCGGCTCATATCTACAGTCGCATATTCACCCAGTGATCCAGAACGTAGGCTCATTCGGGGTCAGCATCTCAATGTGTGTTTTAACACATATAGCCCCACAGTCTGGACACACAGGGCGATTGTCTCCCATCATCCCGATCTCCTCCTAACCTCTAACAAGGCATCAAGTCTGTTATGGAATTTTCCTAGTAATCGTGTGCCCCTATACACACCCCATTGGGTTCCAATCTTCTTTATTCTGTATCCCACAGATGTCATCCCTTCCATTAAAAAGTGTTGTGCCCCGTTCCCGAGGCGGATTCGGGAGATGGATGGGGCACCAAAGCATATATGGTAAAGAAAGGAGGTAGGTACTTATATATAATACCACAGTTCAAGTACACCAGTCCAGAGAAACTTGCGGGCCCTACGGCCATGCCGGCTCCGAACACTGGTAAATTCTGGAAACACTTATAGGGATGGGCTAAAAATAATATTAGGTGGAGGGGATGTTGTACGTGCGTGGGTGGGTTGCATGGCTTTTACTGTTTGTGTATACTTCAAGCTGTGCCTATACCGGCCTATATTGATAATGATTATCAATTTCATAGGACTATTCCTATTCAAGCAAACAAAAAAAGAAAAGAGACATTAATAATAAATGAAATGTCCTTTTAATAAGGACATGGACAAGACTATAATTATACGGTACTAAAGTATACCATGATACGGTACTTTAGAGTAATGTATTTATATTTCAAGTATGAGATACTATGAATGTCAGTTAATGATAACTGATACAAGTTAATGAATACAGGACAGTAAACATTGACTTGACGGTCTTTGAAAAGAACTTTAAATAATGGCCAAAAATTCAAACGAAAAAGGAGACGAAAAAAAGCCATGTTAGGCAAAAAGAAAAGGACTATTCCACAGAAGGACAAAAAGGCCGAAGTACTAAAGAAGGACAAAAAAGTCTCTTCTAAAGAAAAGGTCAAAAAGGAAAAGGATAAGACCTTTAACAAGTCAGAAGTCCTGTCCTTTTGGAAAGAGCATCTGCCTAAAGTCATCAATACAAAACAGTTAAGCAGTATTATCAATAACTTAACTGACTACACGTTAGGAGAAGACCTAACGGCATCAGCAAAGAACTTACGCAGATACCTTCGCAGTCTTCCAGTATATAACGATGATAGCATGACGTTTTATGCTTGGAATAGACTTGAAGAGGAAGACCTTAAGGAAGTCCTAGAAATAGTTGGACATTACCAAAGGAAAGCAAAAGTCAGCTAAAGAATAGGACAATTAAATAAGAATAAAATATAATCGGAAGGACTGGCAGGAAGTCAGTCCTTCCAAAAGGAGAAAAAACATGGCAGTATTAAAAAAAGGTAGTATCAAAAAGGACAAGAAGGACAAGGAAAAGACCGAAAGCAAAAAAGTAACCATTACCGAAAACAATGAAAGCGAACTGTTTAAGACACTTCTCAAAAGTATGGTAAATATCGAAAGACTTGTAAAAGACCTAAATTCTGCTCATAACGATGATGACGAGTCAGTTGGTACAGTTGACCTTTTTAACCTGTTAGTCTCGTTAGAAGAGAAAATGGACATACTAGAGCAGAAATTTGATGCCATACTGGAAGAGGAAGAAGAGGAAGAAGAGGAAGAAGAAGAAGAGGAAGAAGAAAAGCCAAAAAAGCGTGGCAAAAAATAATTAACTTCCTGCTAAACTGGTAAATAAAAAAGGTATAGTCCTAGATGAAAAAGTCTAGGACTATACCGAAAGGAGTAAACATGGATAACGTGTTAATGTTCTTAAAAGGTATTTGGTATGTGCCAACTTTTATATACCTTATCCTAATCTTTACGGCAAGGACAGAAGGAAGTACAATCAATAGTACTAGAAGAGGAAGGTAAAGGAACAGTCCAAGGAGAGAGGCAGAAATGCCTCTTTTCTTTTATAGTTTAAAGGTCGGGCCCTTAGCATATTATCGCGTGCCCTGAAGAAGAGGGCCCTTAGCATATTGTCGCATACAAAGCCGCGGGGTACAATGTTATAATCCCACAGATGAATAGTCCTTAACCCTTTTACATCCCTTTTACATCCCTTTTGACTTTGGTCATTAAAATGGGCATTAAGAATAGCCTTGGATTCTTCAACGCCTACTGCGACAGGCGTGTCAGGTATCTGACTTTGGTCATTAAACTGGGCACGAAAACTCAAGGATAAATGCTAAAGTATTTTGGTGGTTCATTAATATGCACACCTGTCAGGTGCATTTAATGACCAAAATAGTTTATATAAGGGCATTAAAAAGGGTTTGCCCATCTACAGGAAGCTACAGCGAGCAAATGGAAGGAAATGAACCATAACTTAAATTGCCCTAGTCGGGCATTTAAACCTTGGCCTTATTTGGCCGAATATGACGAAATTTTTTTCTTTGATTTTTCCTTAAACTCATGGTGAAACTCCACTCAACGTGAGTTTCAAAAGGGATTCAAAGGAAAATCTTTGGTCATTAAGTTGGTCATTAAGTTGGTCATTAAAAATAGCATTTCATTAAATAAAACATAGTTGACAGATGAAAGGAGTTCTGTTATAATTGTAGTAGGAAGATAATTCTGTGGAAAGGAGGGAAAAGGGCTGATGGAAAAAGAGAAGGAGGGCTATGAGAAAATGGAAAAAGTGAAAGGTACGAATGAGGCTATACTTGTCCAAGTAGTAGAAGATGGGGCTTCTGAAAATTGCTACCAAGTAATAAAGAATATTGACGTGGCAATAGGGTTCTGCCCCTTCTGTGGAAAGGACAAGTTAAGTCGGGATGACGAAATGGAATTTGTATGCGGGCACTGCGGAAGCATATTCTTCGTAGACAAAGAAATGGACCCGACAGGTGGTAACATTATTATTAACGTAGACGAAGAGAAGCCCAACTTTATGTTCTTACGTTCTGTGGAAAATGCCATAGGGGTACTTTCTGAAATGGTCATTACGTCCACAGAAGAAATGGGGATTAGTAAACAGTACCCAGATGAGGAAATTAAAGATTATCATTTATTACACGCCATGTCCATATTAAGATGTTGGTTCGATGTCAACGCACCCAAGATAGAAGGATAAAGACAAGTCCTGGGCACAGACGTTAAACTGCCCACATAAAATAAGGAGGGGTTACGATGCCAAGTAAATGCACAGTCTGTGGTCGAGAACTTTATCAAGTTGAGATGATCCACATGGCCGATACTACTTCTGTATGCAAGCCCTGTCTTAACGAAATGGTTAAGCAAGGACTAGCAAGGGCTCAGGCTCCAGTACAAGACAGGATAATGTCTGACTTCTTATGTATGCTACACACCTTCGCCACAAAGTACAACTACAACGAGCTCATCGAAAATGTTGAGGAGTGCTTATCCCTGTTCTTTGATAATGACGGAAACATCGGCAGATACATTGGGATGAAGGACATGGCAATATCATACAAACCACATAATCAGTTCAGTCATACATCGTGCCCATTGTATCTGGAATGTAAAGCACCCTGTCCAGAGAAGATGGAAGACTGTGGCCCGTTGCAAGACAGACTTTCAGAGGAAGAGGCTGAACGCAGGCATACGGAAGAAATTGAGGACCTCGATACTACCTTATATGATCCCGATGAGACGATGCCGAAGAAAGACTCGGGCTGTCCCATAGCAGAAACGTGCAAAGAAGAACGGTGCCCCGTATATACCTGCGACATACTGTGCAAGTGGGAGGATGAGCAATCCGACTTACAGTATGAGCTCGAGGAAATATCCAAGATGGCAAGGAAGGAGGATCGCTAATGTTAAGACACGTTGACATCGTGCTCGAAGGACAGCTACTCGTACATCTGAACAATCTTGCGGACCAGAATGATGAAGAGCTCGAGACATTGATTGTGGCAATACTTGAGGATTGGCTACAACAAGGTAAGAAAGGGGAATAGCCCGTAGTCGGCAGGACTTCCGCTTCCTTGTTAAAATTTAATATTGACAAATAGGACAGGTTCTGCTATACTATATATAGGCAAGTATTTAATTAAATAGGAAGGGGCTGACAGAAATGGCGAAGGCCAAACGCCTAACGGAAGAAGAGCTTTATGTTTGGCTGAAGGACATCATTAAAAACAATGATGGGCTTCTGGAAGATGATGTGAGACACATTCAGAACACCAAGTTGAAAAGACGTATTACGATTATGGTCGAGAGGTTTGGGTGGAACATCGACAGGACGGACTCGTACCTCCGGACAAGATGGCAAGTCCTTCTGTGGAAAAAGACACGCCTGCATAAAGGAAGGCTCAAGACTATTGGGTTTTCCGTA